GAATCAATTTCATTGCAACAATCTTTGGTGCTGGATTCATCGGAAATAAAATCAAATGAGAATACTTGGTCTGTCACATAGAAATTCTGGTTGTGGATTTCACAGAGTTGTCCTTCCAATGGGGTTCATGGATGACATTGAAGGATATGTCACCAACTTAATCAGTGATGAAGTCTTGAATGAGAAGTGGGATATCTTTCTTTTCAATAGAATTTCAATGTGGGACAATCAATTCCAGAATGCTCGTGACACACTTGGATGCAAGATTGTGATGGACTTGGATGACTCATGGATTCTTCCAAGTAACCATCTGAACTATTATGACTACATAAGCCATGCACCAAGAATTGAGAATAACTTGAGAGAAGTGGACATGGTGACTTGCACACATGAAAGACTTGCAGACCTTATCAGACCATTCAATTCAAATGTCCATGTCTTTCCAAATGCCATTCCGTATGGTGAACATCAGTTCACTTCAACCAAGACAGAATCTGACCTATTGAGAATCTTCTGGTGTGGTGGTGTGACTCATGAAGGAGACCTTGAAATCCTAAAGAATCCAATTCAAAGACTGATGTCATACAAAGACAAGATTCAAATGGTGATTGGTGGATATGATGAAGGAAACCAATTGAGCAAATTAATCTGGGACAAGATGGTTGCCTACTTCACATCTGCAAAGAAGTTGCCACATCAAATCATTAAGGGAACAACTCCAGATGCATACATGAGTATGTATGAAAATGCAGACATCATGGTTGTTCCACTTCTTCAATCAGACTGGTCTGCAAACAAAAGCAACTTGAAACTCTTGGAAGCATCATGCAAAAAGATTCCAGTCATCTGTTCAGCAGTTGCTCCATACACTGATGACATGGATGCTCCAGTTCTATGGGTAAAAAATCAGTCAGACTGGTTCAAGCATCTCAATCTATTAATCAACAACAAACAAGCAAGAATTGACTATGGCGAAGCAATCCATCAATGGGGACAAAAAAAGTACAATCTCTTCAACATTAATGTTGCCAGAAGACAAGCATTTGCAGACCTTGTTAAAGCATAAACACATCTTTGACTTGTATGCAAGGACTCAAGAGATAGTTGGACTTTCTCCAGAGATAAGAGGTGAGATTGTAAATGCTTACAGAAATCTTCATGATGCTCACTACCATCACAATGATGGATGTCAGATGTGCATTGTAGAGATGCTTACAACAATTTATTCATGGTATAACAAACAAACAATATGACATCAATTGAAAAATGTTTGCAACATTGGGAAAATGTACAACAAAAAAGGAAAGAAGATATTAAAGATATCATAAAAGAACTTGATGAAATATGTCAAACAAATCCTTTTAATTATTCAATGTTTGAAAATAGAATGTATGACCTTCGGAGATTAAGAGTTGATGTTGAACACATTGCTTGGTTTATCACATCAATGGAATATCACAAAACTTTAGATAAAACATGGATTGAGACTACTTCAAATTGTAGTCAACTCCATTTATCAGATGAACAAATTGAAAAGTTTGCAGATGAAGAACTTGGAAATATTAGAACTGATTTTGATTTTGGTGTTATTCAAGGAATGAAATGGTACAGAGAAAAAATAAAAAATAACAATGGCACAAGTAATTAAACTACATGAGACAATGTCTCCAAGAGACAAAGCAGACTATCTGATTCAAAAGTACAAGGACATTCAATATCCAGACTTCACATCAGAGCAACAAGCAAAGAAAGGAGCAAGTCTTCTTTGTGATGAAATGATGGATGCAAATATCAATCTTGATGGTGAGCATCCAAAAAGATACATGGAGATGGTTCATGACTTTTACTACAATGTAAAAAGAGAAATCAATGGATAAAGTTTTCACACATTCTGGAGCAACTGGAGACATTGTCTTCTCTCTTCCAACAATCAGAGCAATGGGTGGTGGAAAGTTGGTCATCACTAACTTCCATAAACAAAGAGCAGAATCAATCATGAAGTTGATTGAAGTTCAGCCATATATCAATGGAGTGGAATGGTCAGAGGACAAACCATTTGGAACATATGACCTTGACAAGTTCAGACAATATGCTGGTCATCATTCCAATCTGGTTGAAGCACACATGAATGGTCAAGCAATACCAATTGATAAGTCATGGCAAGATGGATGGTTGACTCTTCCAGAAGATGTGAACATCATCAATGGTGTGAGATATTCAATCATAAACAGAACAACAAACTATGCAGACCCAAATTGTGATTGGAGCAAGGAAGTTGAATATCTGCAATCCATCTCTGATGTGGTGTACTTCATTGGATATCCAGAAGAGTATTTGATTTTCCAAGATAAGTTTCACACAGAAGCAAAGTATTTCCCTTGTGACTTTCTGGAAGGAGCATATCTTTTGAAGAAAGCAGTCATGTTCACTGGTTGCTATTCTGCATGGTCAACCATTGCAATGGGACTTGGTATCAATTACAGACTTGAACAAGCACCAAATCACACTTGCTCTTCATTACTTCAACCAAGAGAAACCATAATAAATGTATAGTCAAGCAAAGCAAGACCAATTTGTCTTGGATAAGATTGGAAAGAATGGAAGATATCTGGAGATTGGTTCAGCATATCCAATTACATTCAACAATACATTCCTTCTTGAATTAAATGGATGGACTGGTCTGTCAATAGACTTTGAACCATCATATCAAGAAGATTGGTTGAAGACAAGAAAGAATCCACTGGTGATTGCAGATGCTTTGACATATCAATATCCCAATGTTGAAAGATATGACTATCTTCAACTTGACATTGACCCAACAGAGAAGACTTTTGCATTGCTTCAAAGACTCTTGAAAGAATACAAGACAAGATATTCAGTCATTACTTTTGAAACTGATGCATATTTGAATGACCAATATGTGCAACCATCAAGACAACTTCTTCAGAGTCATGGATATGAACTTGCAGTTGCAGATGTTGTGGTTGAAGGACATGGAGCATTTGAAGATTGGTACATTGACAAATCAATAAAATGGTAGTTAACTTTATTAATCAAGATGGATTCAAGTGTGGAGTTTCTGATTATGGTCAGAGACTTTTTGACATTCTGAAAAAATCAAAAAAAAATCAATACATCCAGACAGATGACTTGTCAGTTGCAGATGTGAACTTGTTCAATTATCACTTCGCTACAATGCCAAATCTTAAATTGTCAGACAACAAAAGAAATGTCATTCTCCATCATGAAGGTGGTTGTTCTGTCAATTGCAAAGTCATTGAAGTTGCAAGTCTACCAAGACCAGTGAAGGAGATTGATTTCCCAAGACAAGAAAACAAAGTCACAACCATTGGTTCTTTTGGATTTGGATTCTCAAACAAGAACTTTTACAAGATAGCAGAGATGGTCAAGAATGAATTTGCATCTGCAAAAATCAGAGTCAACATTCCTTATGCTTACTATGGAGACTATGATGGAATTCTTGCAAGACAAGAACTTCAGAAGATGCAAGATGTACTTGTTGATTCAAGCATTGAATTTGAAGTTAGTCATGAATACTTGAAAGAAGATAACTTGATTCAATTCTTATCAATGAATGACATCAATCTGTTCTTGTTCAATGAGATGAAAGGAAGAGGACTTTCTAGTTCTATTGATTATGCTCTGGCATCCAAGAGACCCATTGGAATCTCCAGAAGTGATATGTTCAGACATTTGACAGATGTGTCAAGTTCAATCTTTGTGGATGAAAACACCATTCAAGAATTGATTGACAAGGGAACTGAACCATTGAATCCAATCTATGAAAAAAACACAAACCAGACTTTGATTGATTGCATTGATAATTTAATACTATGATTCTAATTGCTGGACAGATTGAAGGACTTTCTACAAGGAAAGATAAAACCATCAAGATAAACTTTGGGACACAAGAATTGACTCCAAATGAAGTTGCAGACCTATTCAAGTATAATCAGTCCTTCTGCTATGTGGCACTTAAGCAAGAACCATTTAGTCAGATGGAGACAGACATGATTGAATCTTTGAAAACTGAATATGAAGATATCAAGACACCATCTCAAAGACTCCGAGCAATCATGTTCAGAAACTTTGAACAACAACCAAATGGATTCAAAGACTTCAATTCATACTATGTCTATACAATGGACAGATTGTGTGACCATTACAAAAGCAAACTACAATGAAAGGAAACTTGGTCAAGATTGATGAAGTCTGGATGGTTGCCTATCTGAACAATGAAGGATACCATCTCATGATGTTGCATCCAGATGATGCAAAGTTTATCTCAATTGAGAGATATGTGGATGACATTGAATTCAAGATTGTCACTCATCAAAAATTAACTGGTACAATTAGTTATGCAAAAATAATCATGCAATGAGAGACTTGCCACTTAACAAACAACAAAGAAAAGAAGGATGTTTTTTTTTAAGCATTCTTTTGATATTTTTAATTGTAGGACTTACAATCTTGTATTTTGAAATAAACAAATAAAACAATGAAAAAAATCATCTTCATCTTGTTTCTGGCATCATGTCAACCAGTACAAGAACAACCAAAGCAACTTGTCAAAGGATATATTGTCAAGAAGGAAATCAGAAAGAATGTCAAAGGACAATTAATCTATGTGACAACCATCAACATGAATGGAAGTCTGGTTGAATTCTATGGAATCAATTATTATCTTATGGAAGAAGGTGACACCATCCAAGTTGAACAAGGAGACACAAGTGAAATCACACACTAAAAAATACATGACCTTCTTCAAGTATGATGTCTCTGATTTCATCCCTTGTGAAGTATGTGGAACAATGGCAACAGACATTCATCACATTGAAGCCAGAGGAATGGGAGGAACAAAGGAGAAGGATGATATCCACAATCTGATGGCATTGTGTCGGAAATGCCACATAGACTATGGAGACAAAAAACAATTCATGGAATTCTTGAAAGAGATTCATTTGAAAAAAGTTTGATTTAAAGCATCGTAAAAACATCGTATGGCAAAGCAAGTACCAGCAAGAAATGGTGGAACATTAACGAGACCAGACAAGGGAGAGACAATGAATCCCAATGGAAGACCAAGAAAATATGTATCTGTTCTAAAGCAACAAGGATATAATCTTTGGGAAATCAATGACACAATCCAGAACATGATGGCAATGGATGTGCAAGAATTGAAGTCTGTTTATGACAATCCCAAAGCAACCATACTTGAGAAGACAATTGCCAATGCAATGGTCAAGTCATTACAGAAAGGAAGTCTCTATTCTCTGGAGACATTGCTCACAAGGGTCTATGGCAAACCAAAAGAGACTGCACAAGTCACCACAGACTCCAAGATTGAAGTTGTATTTGTCAAAGGGAAAACCATTCTATGACAGAACTGCAAGTCTTGAAATCTCAATTCAACATCCACTGCATGAGTGGTGATGAAGATGTCATCATTGCTTTCACTTATTCAAAGGAGATTGCTGAATACATCATTCAAGTTCTTGGTGGTCAGAAGTGGGACAAGACAACTTTGTTCTATTGGGAGGAGGTCAAACCAGTGGAAAGGATAAGTTCTAACTGATTGTAAATCAATGGCAAAAAAAAAGTTTGAAAATTCTTTGAAAAAGATTTTGCAGAATCAAATATCCTTTGTAGATTGCATCATCATTCAAACTTAAACAACAAGCCATGAAAGGAATTCAAACACTTCGCACAAGACTAATCGGAGACTCAAGCATCACAATCACTGCTGAACTTCTTGAAATCAAAGGAAACTGGGCAACCATTTTTATGGATGGTAAAGTATTGAGAAGAAAAATCAAATCTGGTTATGATGGAACAAAGTACATCTTGCCATTCGGAATGTATTCAATGTGTCCTTCTTTTGAAATATAAAATTATCATACAAATTCTTCAAACTAAAAAATCAAACAACATGGCAACTTACTTCTGGAATCACGAATACAGACATCAAATGAGAGACTTGAAACCATCAATCCAAAATCAAATCAAGAGAGCATTCAAGTCATTTGGTCTTGCATTAGATGGTCAATCAGACTTCCATCTTCAAATCATCCAAGAGCATACTGGAGAATACATGATACAAGGAGAAACCATTCAAGACATGAAAGCCAGAATGAAAGCAAACTATATCTGCTAACCACACACATTTGATTCTACACATCAACCACCTTCTTGGTGGTTTTTTTGTATCTTTAACTCATGACAATTGAGTTGCCACAACCACATGAGAATCAACAATTGATTCTGGACTCTGATGCCAGATTCAGAGTGGTGATGTGTGGTCGGAGATTTGGCAAGTCTGAACTTTCACAAGTGGAGATGATATCTTCAGCATTGCAAGGGATGTCTGTGGCTTATATCACACCAACATACAACTTGGCAAGGACTTTCTTTGACAAACTCACAAAGGTCATTCCCTTTGAGAATAACAAGTCAGAGTTGATGATAAGATTTCCCAATGATGGGAGCATCCAATTCTTCACTGGAGAAAGACTTGATAACTTGAGAGGACGGAAGTTCCATCTGGTAGTTTTGGATGAAGCATCATTCATTCCAAATCTGGAAGATGGATGGAAGAATTCAATCAGACCTACCTTGACAGATTACAAAGGCAAGGCATTGTTCTTGTCAACTCCCAAAGGAAAGAACTATTTCTATTCCCTATTCATGAAAGGAGGTGAAGCAGACTGGCAGTCCTTCAAGTTCACCACTTATGACAATCCTTACATTGACAAGCATGAAGTTGATGATGCAAGGAATCAATTGCCACAAGCAGTCTTTGAGCAAGAGTACATGGCAAATGCAATGGAGAATGCTGCAAATCCCTTTGGAAGCAATCACATCCAAGACTGCATCAAACCATTGTCACCATTTCCAGTTCAGTTCTATGGCATTGATTTGGCAAAGTCCTTTGACTGGTCTGTCATCATTGGTCTGGATGAACATGGTGATGTTGCATACTTCAACAGATTCCAGAAAGACTGGAAACACACAAGGGAAGAAATACTAACGATTGACAGAAGTAAACCAGTGATGATTGACTCTACTGGAGTTGGTGATGCCATTACAGAGGATTTGCAGACCCATTTCAGCCACATGACTGGTTTCAAGTACACATCCACAAGCAAACAACAATTGATGGAGAATTTGGCTTCTGTAATACACAAGAAGGACATTGGATTCCCACATGGTATAATCAAAGAAGAACTTGATGTATTTGAATACCAGTTCACTTCCAATGGTGTGAAGTACAATGCACCATCTGGATTCCATGATGATTGTGTCAATGCTCTTGCTTTGGCAAACAGATGTAGACAAGTCCACAAGATGACTGGTCAGTATTATTTCATATAACTTTCACAAAAAAAACCACTATACAATATGAAGTTGACAATCAGAAAATTCCAAGAGTTGTATTCAATCAGTCAGATTGAGACTGATGAATTGTCAAAGTCATGTCTTCTTGTGCAATGTCTGACTGGAAAGTCAGAAGAAGAAGTCAATGCCATGAGTCTGTCAAAGTACAACAAACTATGTACCAAGATAAACAACTCGTTTGAATCTTTACATTCACAAAACAACAAGAGGAAACCAAGACAATTCATCTGGATAAACAGAAGACCATTCATGTTGAATTATGACCTTGCAAAGCCACCGATGAATTCTGGGAGATATGTGGAGATTGCTACCTATTCAGAAGACATCATTGGAAACTTACACAGAATCATGGCGACAATGTGTACACCATTGAAGTTGACATGGAAAGGATTCAAGCAAGTGAAGTTGGAATCTTCTGCACATGAGAAGTTGTCACAAGAGATGTTGAACATGGACTTTTATGATGCATATCATTCAGCAGTTTTTTTTTGGGCAGTTTTCAGCAAATCAATTCAGAATTTCAATATCTATTTCAAGTCAATAACGGATGGTCAAGTGGTGATGGAGGAGGTCTTGAAGAATTTGGAAAGTCATATGGATGGTTGTTCAATGCCAAACTGGTTTCTGACTTTGAAGGAATCTGCATAGATGCAGTCTGGGAATTACCAGTGTACCAGTTTTTGAATGACTTATCATACTTAAAGATGAAGAGAGAGATTGACAATGAGCAACAACAAAAGATAATGAACAAAAACAAATTGAATGGCAGATAATCAGACGGCAAAACAGAAGTTGCTCTTGACAGATGGATTCCTTGATGACCAGAAAGCAGAAAGTCTTCAGAAGGTCTTGGAAGATGGAATCAATGGTGTGATGTTGAATTCAGCAAAGAAGTTTGTTGATGTATGGAAGAGAGTGGTCAAGGAGAAGAAGATTGTTGCATCTGGGAACATAGAATCCAATCTTGTGATTTTGCCACCAGAGAATGAGAATGGTGTGACAACTCTTGAGATTGAGTTGCCATATTATGCAAAGTTTCAAGACAGAGGTGTGAAGGGATTGAAGAAAGACCCAACAAACAATTCTCCATACTTCTTCAAGACATGGGGAATGAGCAAAGAAGGTCAAGATTCTGTCAGAGAATGGTTGGAAACTGCAAAAGGGAAAGTCTCTTCAAGTGATGCTCAAAAGAGTCAGTTTGGAAGTGAGACCAAGTTCAAGAAGATTGCAGACAGAGATTCAACTTTGAATCAAGCCATTGCTGGAATCAAAGCAGGGGGAATCAAGACAAGAAACTTCATTGACCCAATTGTTGAAGAAGCATTTGGAGAGATTGGAAAGGATGTTGCAGTTGTCTATGGTGAAAAAGTATTAATTCAAATTTTCAGAAAATGAGTATAGTATCACTTATCAATCCATCTGGTGAGATATCAGTTCAAGATGCATTGTGGTCAATTGCATCATCAAACAATTCTGGACAGACTGACTTCAAGTTTGTCTTTGATGTATTTGTCAATGGTGTGCAATTGGTTAGGACAAAGATATTCCCAGAACCAACAAATGGCAAAGGATACTTTGATGCAAGTCAAGTGGTCAGAAATGAAATCACCTTTGATTGGTTCACACCAGTTTCAACTACACAACCAGAATGTCTTCTTGCACAACCATCACCATCTGGAGATGTTGCAGTCACATACAACATCAGAGTTGGAGAAGATTACTCTGGACTCACTACATTGAACATGGCAAGTGGGAACATCACTGCTTACAATTGGACTCCATCACTATTCAAGAGAAGACAACTCACAACATCTGGTTTTGATTTCAAATACTTTACAAACAGACCCAAGTCATGCAAGGCAAAGTTGACTGACAAAGTCCTTGTACCATTCAAAGGAATTGCTGGTGAGACTTATGTCATCAGATTCAGAGCATACAACCAAAGCAATGCATTAATTAATACTTATTCAACTGCAACCAATCTTGTGATGACATCCAGTAACCGATGGATGCAACTTGACATTGGAGCAGAAGCCATGAACAATTCACATGGAACAAATGTCTTGACAAATTCTGTAAAGTATTATGATGTTTATTTGATAAATGGTTCAGCAGAATCAGAAGCATTCAGAGTTTATCTTGATTGCAATCCATTGTATGATACAATCAATCTTCACTTCATCAATCAGTATGGAATGTTTGACACTGCAAGATTTGGTCTTGCATCCAGATTGACCATGAATGTGGAGAAGAAGGACTTCACCAAGAGGGAGTATTCCTTTGGAACAAATTCTGTCAATTACTATGATTCAAACAAGGTCTACAATGAATCAGTCATCAACTATGGAAGCAAAGCAAACTGGAACTATAAATTGACAATGGACTTTCCCACAGATGAAGAATACATCTGGATGTCTGAATTGATTGTCTCTCCACAAATCTATGCAGAAATAGATGGAGACTTTTATCCAGTGAGCATCAGACAGAACAATTATGAGTATTCAAAATATCAGAATAACAGATTGAGACAATTGGAAATTGAAATTGAAATGAACCAACAAAGAAACGGATTCAGAAGATGACAAGACTATTCATAGAGGACCAAGAACTGGACATCACCAAAGACTTCAGTCAGCAAATCACATTTGCAGTTGATGACTTGAACAATGTTGATTCCAAGTCCACATCATTCACCAAGACAATTGTATTGTCTGGGACTGCCAACAACAACAAGTTGCTTGGTAATATCTTTGAATTTGCAAATGCCAATTTCACCATTGATTCACAAAGGAATGTTGGATATAATTTCAATGCATCCAAATCTGCAAAAGCAAGGATTGAAGTGAATGGTCTTCCAGTGATGAAGGGAGTGTTGAGACTTCTGGAGATTATCATTGATGGTAACATGGTTGAATATGAAGTTGCTCTATTTGGTGAACTTGGTGGATTCTTCAATTCACTTGGTTCAAAGAAATTGACAGACCTTGACTTCTCTGAATACAATCACACATACAACACAACCAACATTGAAGACTCTTGGACAAATCAAGGCAGTGGATATTTTTATCCATTGATTGACTATGGAAATACAAGTCCATCCAATGACCCTAATTTCTTCAAGAAGAGTTTCTACTTCACAGCATTCAGACCAGCATTCTTTGTCAGTGAATACATGGACAAGATAATCACTGGAAGTGGTTATACTTGGGAATCACCATTCATGGAAACTGACTATTTCAAGTCTTTGATAATTCCAAACAATCAATCAAGATTGAAGTTCAACAGAGGATTGATTTTTGAATCCAGACTTCTTGGAAGTTACACATTAAGTGACACACTTTCACATTCATCAATATACACAGACCTATTCACCAATACTGGGAATGAGGTCTTCACTTACACACCATCAACGGCATTCGCTGGTTCAATCAATGTGTCTTTGAGGGGAACATACACCATTACCAATTCAGATGTTGATGACTTCACTTCAAGGTATGCATTTGCAACCATGAGAATCTACAAGAATGGTTCATTGTATTATGAAGACCAGACAAAAGTCATTGGTGGATTCTCTACAACTTTTGGAATATCAACACCACCAACATACAACTTTGCATTGAGATGGGTTGGTGTGCCAATTACCTTTGCACAAAACAATACATTTGAAATCAAGTTTGAATTGTTTGCATCCAATGGAGCAGTCATCAATGTACTATTGTCCAATTCTGGAATGGGCATCACAACAGAGAATCCAATTCTTGTGTCTGCTCAATATGGAGATGATTTGATTGTCAATGGTACACTTCCGGCAAATGTCTTCCAGAAAGACTTCTTCTCTTCCATCTTGAAGATGTTCAATCTGATGGTGACTGAAGACAAGTACCAAGAGAAGCATCTTGTCATTGAACCATACATTGATTTCTATGACACTGATTCAAGCACATTCATTGATTGGTCTGACAACATTGACAGAAGCAAACCAATCAAAATAAAACCAATGGCTGAACTGAATGCCAGATATTATCAGTTCAAATTCAAGCAAGATTCAGACTACTATAATGAGGAGTATCGGAAGAAATATGCAGAAGGATATGGAGACAGAATCTATGACAACAACTATGAATTCACCAAGAACACAGACACAACAGAAGTCATCTTCTCTCAATCTGTCTTGACTGGATTCACAGACAATGACAAGGTCTTTCCATCCATCTTCAAGAGAAACAATGGAACAGAAGAAATGATTGAACACAATATCAGAATCATGTTCACCAAGAAATTCACTGGAAGAACTGCATGGAAGATTTATGACCAATTTGCAAACCAACTTGCATCATTGACTGCTTATGGATATGCTGGTCATGTCAATGACCCTTACACACCATACAATGACTTGAACTTTGGTGTACCAAAAGAACTCTTCTTTGATGCTCAATCTGGTATTCTATTTAGAAACTTATTCAACATTTTTTATTCATCATACTTTGCAGAAATCACAGACAAGGATTCAAGGATTGTGACTTGCTCAATCAATTTAAGTGAGAAGCAAATATTCAATCTTGACTTTGGAAAGTTCATCTGGTTTGATGGTGTACTTTATAGACTGCAAAAAGTGATTGACTATTCAGATGGAGAGATTTGTCAAGTGGAACTTTTGAGAACTTTATACACACAATATGATTCACCATATTATGAGCAGTATGTTCTTGGTCAAGAATTGAATGGTGGATACATTGTCTACATTGATGGTTCTGGAAGACATGGATTGATTGCTCCAGATTTTGATGATGTGGAACAATTGATTGCATTCAATTGGGGTGGAGCAATTGCATATTGTGATGCATTTACAATTAATGGTTTTTCTGATTGGAGAATAGGTACAAAAGATGAGATGTTAGCAATAGATTTGAATCAAGCATACATTCCAAATTTTGTTACAAATAACTTCTGGACTTCAACAGAATATAATTCAACTCAAGCATATTTTGTTAATATGGATGGAAGTGGAATCAATTTTGCATTTGATGATAAAACGGGAACATTTTTTGCACTACCAATAAAATCATTTTAATGATAATAAAATACTTTGATGAATTTGAAGGAGAATTCATTGACATAACTGGAACAACTGGTCAAGGTCTTGAATATGGAGCAAGTGGATGGACTCAAACAAGCAAGTCTGCATACAAGTCATTGGTTGGTGAATTCTCACAGAGTGGAAGTTCAGACCCATCACTGACAACATTCTTCAATGATACTGGAGCAACATTCACTATCACCAGACAAGGAACTGGACATTATAGACTTGAATCTGATATCTCACTTTTTGTGAAGACACAAATGTGGTGGTACATCGGAAACAATCAATTGACACAAGCAGATTATTTGTATCAAGCATACTATGAATCATCAACACAAATGCAGATTAATTCATACAAAGGAGGTACATTGAATGATGATGCTTTGGAACATACATCTTTTGAATTCAGAAAATACTAAACTATGGCAGACCAAACAAGAGAAGTCGGAATAAAACTCACATTTGATGGGAAACAAGCAGAGAAGTCTGTTGGTCAAATGAAGACAGAGTTGGGGAAAGCAAACAAAGAACTTGCAGATGCAGTCAAGAACTTTGGTGAGTTAAGTGAAGAAGCAAAACAAGCAGAAGAACAAGTCAAACTTCTCAATGATGAATTGAAGCAGACTGGTGACACTGCTGATGATATCGGAAACAAACCAACATTTGTTCCATTGAAGAAGCAATTGAAAGAAGCACAATTGGAACTTCAAAGAATGCAAGAAGAGTTTGGTGAATTCTCTTCTGAAGCAGTTCAAGCAGCAAAAAATGTTGCTAATTTAAAAGACCAGATTGATGACACCAAAGGTCTTGTTGACACATTCAGTCCAGAAGCAAAGTTCAGAGCATTTGGTGGAGCAGTTCAAGGTGTGCTTGGTGGATTCACTGCTCTTCAAGGTGGACTTGCTCTTGCTGGTGTTGAATCAGAATCAACAGAGAAAGCACTTCTTAAAGTTCAATCTGCTCTTGCATTGTCACAAGGAATTGATTCTGTCTTTGAATCTGTAGATGCATTTAAGAGACTTGGCACACAATTAAAGCAGTTTACAATTATTCAAAAACTTGTGACTGCTGCTCAAAAACTTTGGAATCTTGCAGTTTCAGCAAATCCAATTGGAGCATTGGTTCTTGCCATTACGGCATTGATTGCTGGTGGTGCTGCTTTGATTAAGTTCTTCCAGAATTCATCTAAAGAAGCAAAGGCAAATGAACAAGCAATCAAGAACAATTCAAAAGCATTAAAGGAACAATCTGCAACTTATGAGAAGAACTCAAAAGAACTTGACAGAAATCAGAAGTTAAAACTTGATTTGGCAAAAGCAAATGGAGAGTCAACCAAAGCAATCAGAGAATTGGAGTTAAAGTTGATTGATGAAAAGATTGCATTTGCACAAGCATCCAGAGAGACTGCAAGAAACACACTGGAGAAGAATAAGAATGCTCTTGCAACATTGAAAGCAAATGGAGCATCTGATGAACTGATAAAAAAACAGAAAGAAGTAACAGATAGTTCACTTGCAGAATTGAACAAACAGACAGACAATCTGAACAATGCCACAAGTGAAAAGAAGGATATCATCAACAAGCAATCTGTTGAAGTAGTTGCAGAAC